GACATCCTGCAGGAAGCACATAATCAGACCCATCAGAGAATAACTTATATCCCGGAGGATTGTAATCGCCATCGCCTAAAAATTTAGGCATTTCTCCATTATCTATATCTTGATAGTAACTATCAACTGCAGTCTTTAATAAAGGAATAGCCGATATAGGATATTCTTGAAAATAAGAATAAGGATCCACGGTATTACCATAATAACTTATTCCTAGCTCTGTTCCATTTACAGCAGGGTATAATATACCAGATTGATTGGGTTTAGTATAAAATACTCTTAAATCCTCAATATAACCTTCTTTAGGAAATACACTAAAGTCTACTTGTATACCTGCCTTTACTTCAGAAACATCTAGTACGTCTGTCCAACCTCTTGTTTTATAGATATTGAAATATACACCCTCACCAGTTATATCAACAATTCTAGCATTAAGTGGCAAATAATCTCTCTTTAATCTTTCTTTTAATCCGAATAATTTAATTAAAACCTCCTCTGGACTAAAAACAAAAGAATCCTCAACAATAGGGTATCCATATTGATCCTCGTCTTGCCCTTCTACTACACGATTAATATCATAAAAAAGTCCAAATAGAGAAGTCTTCTTGTAAGATTTAGTTGGGAATATTTCTTCAAATTGTTTTTTTAATCCGAAAGTACCATCTTTTCTTTTTCCGTAAACCTCTACCTGTTTAAATTTACCTTGATTTTCGTCTTTTAATAAACTACTTATAAGTTCCAAAGAGCTTTCTCCTTGCATATTAGGTTTAGCAAGTTGGTTTAATATATTATTATTCTGTTGTAAAGGAGTTAATGTATCAGCTGTATCAGTCTTTATATTAAGCCAATATTCTTTAACCCTTAAATCATAATAGCCAAAGAATTTAATCGCATTAAAAAGCGATTTATAAGATCCTAAGTAAGGAAATATACTCTCTCCTTCTAATAATAGCTCCTTCCTTTTCTTATTGATTATTTCATAGTCAGGTAACGGTTCTTTAATATCACCATCTCTAACTATGAATGCGTCGGATTTGGTAAATTCTCTACCAAAGTTTCCGAGCATAACAGCCAATCTACTATCTTCTCCTTCAACCTCACCATGAAAACTAACTCTTAAAATAGTAGCAGGATTATTAGGATCTGTATAATCCTCAAATATTAATGTGCGATCGTATATTCCTTCACTATCAGAATTAAGCGCAATATTAATTTGCATTGAAGATGAAGTGATATCTGATGTTACAACTATACCTTCAGGAGATGATATAGTGTCTCCTGGTACTAATTCCGGATAAAACTCTACACTATTAGCTTTAACTAATACAGGAGCATCTAAAACAGAATCTACACCAAGTTCATAAGTGTAAATTGTGGAAGATACATCTGTTGTTCCGTCATAGTCAGATTCCCATCTTGTTCTCCATACAGGAGATCCTGGACTTGTTAATTCTGCATGAGGATATCCGTATTTTATATCAGAAGAAAGATCTAAAAATTTTTCTATTATAAATATGTTATCTACTTCAAAAAGTTTTTCTGAAACAATAGGAAAAAGAACTGCACCTTCCCAATAATTTCCATTCCATTGAAAATTATATTGATCCCCTTTTTTATTAAAAAATAAAAGATTTTGAGTTGTCATCCTATCTTACGTACTTATTATTTTTAGGAACTGTATAATTAATATAGTTCTTTATGTATTTAGTGGTTTCAAATAATTTATAAACAACTTTCTCTATACTTGCTAATATATCTACTCTATTATTATCACCATTTATTATTTGGTTAGAAAGTGTCTTTTCAAAGATCTTTCCTTCGTAATCAAATCCTTTATTTGATCTATCATCATTTTGTGATTCTATAAATTCGTACCAACTCTGTTTGTCCATATTAGTTTCCTGTATTTAGTGAGCTTTTTAATATATTATTTACTTTAGTATTATAAGTTACTGGTACAATAGATCTAATATCTATATTCACTGAAGATAGAGTGTCCATACCAGCTCCGTAGTCATAATAAATACCATTCCTATCTTCCCATCCGCCAGATATAACAACAATTTCGTCTTTACCCATAACAATATCGCCAAATTCATCGAATCCAATATCTGGAGAATTTGGACTTTGTGATTTGGCTAATTCATTAGCCTCTCCTACAAAGTAAAGAGAAACCGAATCCACTCCTGAAATAGACTCAATTGCTGCAATTAAATCAGATCTAGGTATTTTATCTCTTCTTCTTATATTAAGAAAATAATCACTTAATATACTAGTTATTTGGTTTTTTATTGTGGAAGGATCATTACCTTCGAATATAGTTAAAGCAATATTTACTACATATTTAATAAGTACGGGATCTAATATTTTTACCACAGTAGTAACTATTTTTTGTCCACTCTCATCTAACAACTGATAAATCCTATCTCTTTGAGCATTAGTTAATTTGAATCTAGAAAGAGAAATATCAAAATATGTTTCATTAGTTTTTAGTGTTAATTGAATATCGGGTACAAGAATTAAATAGATAATATTATCGTCATCTAAGTATTGATCATCAAAAGTAGTAAATGCTTCTATGATTGAAAACTGTCCAAATTTTTCGAAGAATGTTATATAATTTGTAGGGTTTGCTAAAACAAAACTTCTAGATGTTTTAGGTGCAAGAAGTCTTGTTAAATCTATAGGCTCTTGACTAGCTCCCAATTGTGGAGCTATTGTACAGGCAACTTGTAGAACTTCACTCAGTGTTACATTTCTACCAAATATATCAGTTCCGTCTGAATCAAATTTAAAAAGAGCTTGAGATGAATCATCTACTAATAAATTACCACCCGCTCCAGCACACTCTAAATAATCAACTTCTATTATAGAACCAGCTGGTGGGGGAAACCCAAAATCTACTGTACCGAAGAAAATATCTATACCTGATATTAAAGAACTTTTTACGATATAGCCTCTTGCATTTCTTGGTATATCATATAAAGAATCATATTTCTTCCATGTGTTACCGTTTACTCTAACAGCAACTTCAAAATTTTCTATTCCTGATGTACCTCTAGCCGATATATTAAAGCTTTCTAATTTTCTTCCTGTTCCTGTATATTGATTAGTATTTAATGTTCCTTCTATTATTGAAGCAGATAAAGTTGCTGTGTTATCAAGATTTATCCTAACATATTCTTGTCCTAATTTAAGAAGATAGGTTCTACCATTGTTTACACATTTTACCTGTGCATTATTGGGTATAAGAATAGCTCCACCCCCAATATTTTCTAGACCTTTACCGTTCCATTTTACTATAATCTCACCCTTTGCTGCTATTGATCTTGTTGGGTTGTGTCCAGCTAATGTTGCTAATCCGTATATAGATGATTCTCGTGTTGCTGTATTTATATTAAGCTCTGTTATTGAATCTTCAATAAAGAATAAAATAAATTGGGATAGATTATCTAATACAAATATTATTTGTCCCCAAACAGAAGCAACAGTAAATAGTTGCTCAGACATGCCATATCTTGCCTGTATTAAATCAAAAGTCTGTGATAATAGATCTGATATTTTTGCTTTGTTCTTATCTAATAAATCCATATTATATTATTTTAATTCCCAATATAGGGTTACCTTTTATAGCAAAATCAATAACACATGAATCTCTAGTTTCTCCTTTAAAGAATCCCACAGTAAAATTCACATTAAATTTACTTGATGCTAAAGGAACGTATGTTATTAAATGTAGTCTTATTGCTCTTTCTAAAGTGACTTGATCCACATTAAAATTGAATAATAAGCCTTCTAGATCTATACCAAAATAAGGATCTCCAAGAACTTCACCTGGTGTAGTTAACATACACTGCTTAATCATACCGATTAGTATTTCTACTTCATCGTCAGTATGTAATAATCCTTCTTTGTATCTAGGATCATCCGGTGTTCTAGGATAAATTTCTGAGAATCTTGCCATCTTAGTTCTATATATTCAAAGAAATATATCTGCAATATTTTTATGACAATTTCTTATATAATTATAGATAGGTAAATTAAAATAAATCCGCTATTAGTTTTAAATAATTAGCCAGTAGAATCTATGAATTTCATTTCTTTTGCTGTTATACCAGAAGGAGTTTCGTGTGATTTAGATCTAGCCCTATGAGTATGTACAAAGAATCCATTTTTATCAATACCCATGCTGAATCCATCTGGGTATTTTTTTTCCTTAATCTTCTTAATTAAATCCGGATGTAAATTTAATTCTGTTATTACACCCTTATTTGCTCTGGAATATTCTTTTTGTAAATCTATTGCAATTTTTTTATTATTGTCAGATACACCCCTAAGAAACTTAACTCTATCCTCAAAGGATCTAGAATCATTAATCGATTTAGATTCTAATAAGAAGCTATTATATTCTATTAAATTTTTCATATACTATTTTATTGTTCTTTTCCCATTCTTGTCATATATCCAAAACTCAAAAGAAATTCCAAGATCAAGACATGCTTGTTTTTTTCTAATATTTATCGAATATGCTGATTTATAAGTGTATTCAGACTTAACCTCTATTATTTTGTTCTCTGTAATTAAATAAATATCTGGATAATATTTTCTTTTCTTCCTTTCAGAATCTAAATACCATATTTTACTAGTATATTCCTCTATTTTCTTATTTGAAACTATAATATCATCCTCAGTGTAATCATTATCTAATAAATCATTCAAAGCAAAACCTTCATATCCCTGTATTTTTTCGATTCTTCCTGAAGGAAAAACAAAAATCTTTTTCTTATATGAGGTGTTTAAAGATTTTTCAAATGACGGAGTGTAGTGCATAACTTGTTCAACACCATAATTAGCAATCATAGTTTGTTTGAATTTCTGCTTAAAATCACCACTTTGGACATACCAATCTACTCCATGATTTTTTCTATTAGTCTCCTTAGATTTATTTCTGGTATCATCTGAACACATACTGGAATTTCCGCCGTATTTTAAATTATTGGTTATCCTAGATTTTTCCTTTACTTCTGAATTATCCAATGCGTGCTCAAATCCATATTTTTCTCTATTTGTTTTTCTCTTCTTATCTTGTGTTTCCTTTAATTTAGTAGGGTGAACACCATATTTTTTTAAAAATGTAGCTTTTACTTTTTCTTTAAACTCTTCAGTTTCTGTATAAAAATCCACTCCGTATTTTTCCCTGTTATTTTTCTTAATCTTATTTAAAGCACCTGGTACCTCCATAGGATTTATAGTTCCGTGATTTTCCATCATTTTAGAACGCGTTTTTTCTAAATTGTATTTTTTATTACAGAAATCAGACATACACGTACCATAATAATTCACTGAATTCGTAGGTTTTATACCATACCTATCTATAGAGAATTTGGGTTTTTTTGTAAACATTTTAGGGGATTCACAACAAGGACAAACTTCTATTCCATAAAATCCAAACCACACATGATAAAATCTCTGCTGAATAGAAATTTTTTCAGGATTATAAATTCGGTTCAGAAAAGAAGTTAGTGATTTTAATTGTTCGACATCATCGGGATTCTTTGGAATATCTCTCATTATAGTTCCAAATGCCTTACCGCTTTTAGATCTCCACTCTTCAATTTTTTGTAATATACACATTGGATATTTTTAGTATTATATATCCAAATATAATGTATATTTTTCAATTCCACTGCAAAAAATAACTAGGTGTGTTTTCGTCTTTGATCATCTGAATAATCTCAGCTTTTTCTGTTGTTCCTGCTGTTTGAATATTACTGTAGTTAACTCTAACACCACCTGGGAGGTTATATTCGAATGTACCTAATAACCTACCAATGTTAATTTTAGCTTCAGCAAGACAGAATCTTACGAATAATTCATCATCATAAAGACTCTCTTCTGGTATAGCTATACAAGCTTTAACACCCACATCAGTACCAGAAAATAATGTGGAAGAACTTCCAGAATCAGTTACACTAGTCCTATTAGGATCTCTACCAAGTATTGTTAATTTCTTGGTGTTCTTATTGTAATTATAAGCATAACTCTCTAGTAAATAGGCTTTAGCTAAATCAAAGAATGAATAGAGAACAGTACGATAAACCAAGTTATCTCCTGCAAATGGCGATAACATAAGCTCAGACCCTAATAATTTAGAATCTCCAAAATCTTTATCCGGTGTACCGGTAAGACCCGAGCCATTAACTTCTCTAACATCATATACAGATACCACACAAGATGGCAATTGTATTTGTCTGGTAGCTCTAAAAGAGGGATTAGAAAATAGATCTTTACCTAGTACAAATATTCTATCTTCTACTGCATACTGGTAATTATCATAAAAATAAGCCCTAGCTCTTTTTATAATTCTTTTTATTTCTTGGTCATTTAAGTTATAGGGCAATGCACAAGAATGAGATATATCATCTCTAATTTCCTGAATTAAGTCTGCTTCAGTCATTTTAATTGGTTATTTAATTAGAAGCTAGTCCCAGGAATTCCTGAGGGCTTACTATTATTGTTACTAAATCTAACAGGTTTAGATAATGCTTCCCCGTCATTTCTATCAGGAAATCCTTTCTTTTTAGAACTTCCCTTCATTTTTTTATCGTCTTCAGCATCTTTAACTATTTCAGTCTCTGGTGAAATTGTAGCAAGTTTTCCAATATACCCGGATCTAATTATTCCACCAAATACTTCACAGTTTATTTCCTTCTCTTTGTTATCAATATAAGTTTCGTGTACTACATTACTAAACATAATATCCGAATACATGATCTTAGATCGCTTAACTTCATTATTAGTAACTAGATCACAATCTTCAACAGCACAGTCGTTAAGATCACACGAAAACAACCTACAATTCAATATATTTCCTGAAATTTCACTATTAAGAATATCATAATCTTTAAGTAAATAAGCTCTTGTAGTTTTTACGTCCTTCAATTGAAATTTACCTAATGAACTATCATAATTAATAACACCTTCTTTAATACCATTATCTACAATAATATCATAAAGAATTTCTCTAATAGTCAGGAAAAATGTTCTAACTATTTGTGGATCCGATCTAAGATCTACCATTATATTTAAATGTGGGTAATTCTTTTGAAAAGATTCAGGATCTATAAATGTCGAAGAACTCTTATAGATCTCTGCTAAGAACATTTTAAGAACTTTTAAATCATTATCTGTGAAGCTATTATTAAACTTAAGAGTCTGTATAGTATATGTTATTATATAATCTAATATTTCTTTTATACTTGAGTACTTCCTCTGGTAATCTTTACCTCCTAAATATCTCACTTCAAAATATCCATCCGATAATTTAGTAAAATTTATACCCATATTTTTTTCTACTGGTATTTCGAAAAGATTCTTATCTATAAATGAAATATTTGAAGGATCTACAAATTTATTAGCAGGTAATATTCTTTTTATAGATTTAGCATACAAAGATCCAGCTCTTTCTGGGAATCTTTTATAGATAATATTCTCATCGAATCCTAAAATAAATTTAAGAGGGTTTATTTGAGATACCGGAGGAACCTCAGGGAATATAGATGTATCGATGCTTATTCCAAATTGGAATGCACATTTCTTATCTGTATATCCATACATATCAATCCACTTAAGAGTCTTTATAAGAATCACTATCGCTTCAAAATAAGGTAAAGGCCCAGTTATTAATTCGGTCATCTTAGATCCTCCTGAGTAATCTGGTTCTAATTTAAAAATATCCTTAGTGGGTTTAAAACCTGAATGATACTTACTAAATAGAAGAATTTTTTTACCTAAAGTTTTCCCTAGCGAATCTGCTATCTCGTTTCTATTTAAGTTACTAAAAAACTCAAATTCAAAACCACATTGGGCAGAGTATAAAAAATCTCTTGTGCTAATATCCATATACTATATATTCGTAAAAGAAAAGATAAACCCTTTTAGCTTTTTATATCTTTATTTCTTATTTGTATTATCAATTAAAAACGATAATAAATTACCTCTAGATAATCACAAAAAAAAGAGTTTTACTTATAAGTAAAACTCTAATTCAAAAATATTATTAAATATTAATATTAAACCTCGGTCAATTGTATTTTAAGAGTAGCTGTATCTACACTCGATATTGAACAATTAACAGATTGGCCAACTTCGTAGTCTTTAATATCTTTTACCAATTTTTCTTTTTCGATAAGTCCGGATAGACCATTCTCGATTTTAACGAACACACCAAATGTCTTTAATTTAGTAATCTCTGCTTTGTAAGTTTTTAATTCAGTATTTTCGCCTAAAACTTGAGATGAGGTATCTTTTAAATTTTGAATATTCTTTAACTTATCATTAGGTTCTAAAATAGAAAGACCTATTCTTTGGGGATTTTTAATATCTACAACATAAAATTCAACTAAATCCCCTGTTTGTAAAGCTTCTAATTTTGTTCTGTTGTTTTCGTCAATTGAAATAATACCTGTATAGATTTCTTCCCATTCAACAAAAATATTATTTCCAGAAGCTCCTGTAACTTTACCTTCATATTTTTTAGAGAATGAAAGATTTTTCACTTCAGAATTAATAATCTTTTTAAGATATTTTTTAAACGATACAACAAAAATATCTCTCTTTTGATCGTATATCTCTATCATAACAGTGAGATCTTTTCCAACATAATCAGCAAAGTTCATGATTCTATTAGCAGCAGCTAAACTACCAGGTAAGAAGCATTCAATACCTGAAAGATCAACTATAAATCCTCCATTACAAACATTTTTAACCTTCACTTTAAATGCGCAGTCTTCTTCTCTAATAGATCTATGCAATTCTATTTTTAAAGCTTTCTCATATCCTGCTGAAACAGATCCGTTGAATGATCCCGAGGCATCTTTGTGAATAACAACATCAAGAACCTGTCCTGGTATAATTTCTATAGCAGGATACCCAAGCTTTCTCATATGCTTTTCTTCCTTCTTTGTATCGATTATAATTGTTTGTCCGAATGCAGTTTCGCCTAATGCTACTCCTTTTTCGCTATCATATCCAGTAACTACAATTCTTTCAGAAGTATTTTCTTGTAAATCTTTACCTGACATCTTTGTGTCTGTCTCAGGGAAAGTTTCAGAATAAAGATTTTTCAATCTTTCTCTTTCATTTGCTTCATATTCAAAGCAGCTAAAATTTTTATTTTTCATTTTATTTAGAGTTTGTATTTATTTTAGTATTAAGAGTAGATAAAATTTCCAAGTTTTTAATATTTTTTTATGTTTAATGCTTTTTTAAGCTCTGATGGAAATTCTGGTATAGGGTATACTGGATCCGCTGATCCTAAAAAGAACTTAAATAGCCCAGATACATCAGCAGCGCTTCTTAAAAATTCATCCAAGTAAATAACATAATAAACATTTTTAAGACTCATTCTTCTCCATACTGGATGATCGTCAGACATAACTATTGGATTTAGTAAATTCACTACACTTCTTCCAATAAGTACTGTTAAAGGCCAAGGAATTTTATTTAATATACTAGCAGATAACTCTATTGCAGGAAGCGTTATTATATCACCCAAAGGAGTTTTAGGTAAAGATTTATAATACTTCCAAAAATTATTAAAAACTATTCTAGCAGCAGGGGGTGCACCTAAACCTATTAATGCTTGTTCTACCATGTCAGTAGGTCTTGCCAAAGGAAATGGCGGTGCTTTAATAACATTTAAAAATTTAGGTATATCAGGGGAATCTGGATTAAATAAATCTCTAACCATATTCCTAGTTATCTTCTGAATATCAGAAGGATCCATATTTATAAATTTAGGAGATAGAGGATCATTTATTTCGGGTATCATTTTTTCCAATAGACCATTATCCATTAATTTAATTATTGATTCTTTCATAAATGATTTAATCACCTTACCTGGTATGGTTACCTGAATCATTCCCCCTAATCCAGGAGTCTGTGAAATCTGATCTTGTTTAAGGGGGAATACTGTGGGAAGTTCAAATGCAGCAACAGCATTACCAAATCCGCCATTTAAAGATTCCAAACAACATAAAGGTCCTTCCGGGTGTGGGAATTTAGAAATTAGCGGTTCTTCTTTATCTAAGGGTCTTTCCACATCAAAAGGTCCTCTTTTACTTAATCCTAGCTTTTTAGCTACTAGTTTTTTAAGATCCTTAACCCTTATAACTAATAAAGGAGTTTCCCCATTGTACCTTACATATTTTGCAAAGTCCTCAGGTTTATATTGAGTCTTTGACATTCCTTCCATTAGTCTAAGGTAAATAGCTTCTATTATTGGGTTTTTTACATTTATGAACTTTAATGCCTTAGGTGCAGAATTTGTTATTTTTATAGGAGGGAATAAAAAATTTCCCTGATAACCACAGTCATCTATTATAGAGAAAGCACCCTTTCTCATTTTTTTAATTACTGAAAATTTATTACCTCTTAATATTATATTAGTAATAATTAAGGAGACACCTTTTATTTCTTTAACTAGCTCAGAAAACTCATCCTCGTTCATTAATCTAGGGTCTTTTTCTATTCTAAGAAATATCTTATTAACATTGGAAACTTCTTGATTTTCTAAGAAATATTTTGGGGGACAAATTATCTTCATTAACTTTAAGATCTCCCTCATTTCATCTTTAAAATTTATATAATCTGAGCAATGAGTAGGTATAAAACTTGCTCGCATCTCTTTTAATATTCTTAAAGACTTAATAATACCTGGAATGTCTATCTTTAATTTATCCTTGTCCTTAGGAAAATAAATAGATTTAGGATTAGGTATACCTTTATCAATATATTCATTAATTACTTTTTTAAGTACATTCTTTCTTTCCTTAATTAATCCTTTTAATTTTTCATTGTCTTCTTCAAAATTAGGAGCAGGAAGATCTATAAGAGCATATTTTTTATCATAATCTCTCTTTTTTTCTCTAATTGCTTCTTTTAAACCCCTCTCCATTCCTTGTAAATCTCTTAAAGCCTGTATATTACCGGGAGGAGGCACACTATCAAAAATCTTAGTTAAATTTCCTTGTATATCTCCTAAAACCCTAGTAGCTGAATCCAAATTATCTAATCCAAATCCAGGCAAAGGAATTAACTTGTCAGGTATACCAAAGCTAAGAGCTTGTTTAATTTTTTCTAACGAATCTTTTATTTGTGGATCAGATTTTCTTGGTATAAATCTAGGTCCTCTTATTCCGGTAAGAAATAAAGAGTTACCAAAAATAAATTCCTTTATATAAACTAGAGGTGTAGGCATAAATCCACCTATTAGGGGAATGAATATAACAATTATACCTAAATTAAATGGCAAAGGAATAAGTATAGGCGGTATGGTTGTCCATATCATAGGTAACGGAATTCTTATATAAGGAAGTCCGTCTATTGGATTAGCAAAAGGTATAGGAATAAATGCAGGAGGTAAATATCCTACAGGCCAATATTTCAATCCCAATCTAACACTAGGACCAGCTGCCAAGAAATACTTAGGATCTTCAATAGGAGGTAATCCGTTAGGATAAGGAAGCAAGCCGACTTTTGTTAAATCTTTACAGAATTGCTTCCACCAGCATTTTTGATACATCGTAGGGCAATCTGAACTTGGTCCTGCAGAAGTTAAATAATTTTCAGAATTAAAATCCGTACCAGCAGGTCCACAACATTTAGGTGGGCAGTTTTCTGGATCATCTCCATTTCCTTGTCCATCTCCTCCTGAGCATTTAACATCAGAGAAAGATTTACTCAAATTCTCCGGACTTAAAGATCCTTCTATCTCAGCTCTTTTTTGTGCTACATATAATATAATGTCCTGAATTTGCTCGTATTTTTGTTTAACATCGAAATAGTTTTCGAATATCCTAACTCCTATAGCATCACTAGTCGGCAATGTCTTACCCAAGCCTTCACCTGCTTTTCTGGCTTCATTTTTTAATTCTACCATTGCAGGATCAATATATCTTGTTTTATTCTCCTTGTATTTACTGTCCCATTTATCTTTAAATTTTCCCCAAAAATCAGTAAAAGTTTTATTTGGATCACCGTCTTTAGTAAAACTGGAAGGTCTAGTTTTTGCAGGATCTCTAGAATCGTTATCTCCTCTTTCTCCAGCTGTAAAAAATAACCAAGGAGAAGCAGATTTTTCTATAAGTTGCCCGTATAAAATACCTCTATCATCAACTATTTTTTTAATTATTGCTGATTTGCTATCATCTTTTTTTATGATAGTCTCAATGAAATCATAAAAATTAGCAATATCAGGTTCTACTGTTTTAATGTTATTTATTTTTATGAATTTATAGCTTTTTAAATAAGAAGGAGATGTATTAGCTAATAATCCCCCATTACCTGCATATTCGTTACCAATTTTTATTTTCTTTATATCAGGCTCAGAAACTTTGCTCATAGGCTTAGTCACTTTATTTTTAAAAGATATAGGTGCTGGTTTTTCTACTATCTCATACGGAAGCGGTCGTCCATAATCTGTCATAAAAGAAAGCTCAAATTGTAATTCTCCTAAGCTGTTATTAAATTCTACTTTTTTAAATCTCACAGAGAATTCTTTTAATTTTTCTAAAAATTCATATCCATAAGAATCATAAGTATTAACAGATATTCCATTAACCAAAGCACTTTTAAAAACCCTTTCAGCTGTATCGTCTGTTGTTGAACTGCCAGACGTGAATCCACTCTCAAGATCATTATATGTTACATTTACACCTAGTCTATTTTTTAAAGTGGCAAGGTCAGCATCTCTTAAAGAAACCTTCTGATCCCTATCATTTATTAAATTAGATATAAATCCTTTCTCTATTAATATAACTCTTATTGACTCTACATTTTTTTGAAAATCACTAACACCTTCAGAAACTGGCCATGATTGTGTTGTTGAATCATAACGTATAGGTGATTTATTAGCTTCTATTTGATAGTTAAATAGATTAGTTAATTCTATCGTATTTAATTCGGTGTCAAGTCCACTTAAAAGAAAAATATCCTCAGTAAATATTTCGTTCTCTTGAATGAAATTTTTCTTGTCCGTATCATTTTTTTGTTTCTGATCAGTGATCTCTTTATCAATTTCTTTTATGCTATCATTATATGTTAATATACTAATTGCAAGATCAAGATTACTAGGATCACCTCCTGAATTTACAGGAATTCTATTTCTCCAGTTTTCTGATAATGCCTTTTGATACTCATATATTATTTCGTAGTGATAAAATATTTCTTCTAAACTTCTTTCAATAAGATTCCATCTAGCTAATAGTTTGCTATCGTCTTCAATCTTTTTGGATTTTTTTAATGCTGAATCTATACAAGCATCTATTGCATCCACATCAACTTGATTACCTACTGGATCTAATTCATCTCCATTAGCATCTGAAAAATCGTATTCAGGAGGATCACAAAAATCTTCAGTTAAGTTGTTAAATGTATCCACTGTTACTATAGGATCTCCTGTAATAGGATCTTCAGGAACACCCGGTAAACAATCATCATCTAATATAGGGTCATCACCATCAGGAAAGAAATTTGAATCATAATCATCTAATCTTTCAGATCTTTCTGATCTAATATTTTCACCAAGACCTTCAAAATCACAAGGCTTTGAATTCTTATATTGTTTATCTAGTACGCTATTAATCTTATCTAAAGCTTCCTTTTTAGTTTGTTTTTCACTTCCTATTTTAACATGTACTACTTTTTTACCAGACATTATAAATTCCAAAGGAATTTTAAATCCAAGCACATTCATTTCTCTTTTCTTTCTAGCTCCTGAATTAGAAGGTTTACCTAGCAATAAAGGGTCCATATTATCAAAAATTTTCTCATTAGCAATTTCTAAAAAATCAGGATTTTTTGCCTCAAGAAATTTAATAATACCTGAAGAAGGTATTTTATATTGGTATTTAAAAGATTTAGTATTAGTTACAGTTACTCCAAGATCTTTCTCTGTTATTGCAGAATTATTTTTAAATTCGGCAGAAGATATTAATTCTTTATATAATTTTGGTTTTTCTTTTTTTAAAGATTCGAGTAATATAACACTGTACAAATCATCACCTTCATAATTACAAGCCAATTTCTCTATCATTTTCATAGAAATAGGAGGCTTCTGTGGTTCTAAGCTTGCTAATATATTCTCTACCTCTTTCTGATTTTTTTCAAGTTCTTTATTAAATCCCTCTTCTGATTGTAAATCATCATAAGGTAAATTTGATACTTTCCCGTCAGTTATTATATTGATTATTTCATCAGAGCTAACTGTTGTAAAATCCTTACTAAGGAGCTTATCTATTCTTTTTTCTATACTTGCCATATTATCCTCCCGTAGCTCCTGTAAGGTTTATTCCATTTGGTCCAGTTATTCCATTAGGTCCGGTCAATCCAGTAATTCCTAATATTCCAGTAGGTCCAGTATTAGGTAATGATACAGGAGTATTATTCTGTGCTGGCGTAGTAGGAAGATCTGGTGTATTTTCTCTAGTAACCCTTACTGTTTGGCTTGTTGCTAATTGTTCAAAGCTAGATGCTAGTGTTGAATTAACACCAGGAGTAGCTGGCATTTTACTGTCAACTGATATAGCTAATTTTTTTAAGAAGTCCCAAAGAGGTTCTGCACATACAGCAGAAAAAACAGGAGAGTGCCCAAGATTAGTTGTTTTACCATCCATCCAAACCTCTTCGGAAGAATGTTTAATTCTAGTAACCGCAGTATTCTCTATCTCTTGATCTGCATATTTAGTTATTTTACCACCTTTTAATTCTATTGAAGAAGTATCATCTGCGTGAGTTATTAGTATAGAATTGTCATTCCTTATTATAATTTTAGAATCTTTTAAATCTATTACAAGACCTTTCTCTACAGTATAGTACATTTTTAATCTTTCTATACCATCGTATATAAGAGAATGAGCACCCTCATAACTAACTCTTATCTCATCTATTAAATCTGGTGATAATTCCTGTACTGCTTTATATTCTGGGCTATAATAGTTACCATTATTAAATTGCACATGAACTACTGAACCTAACTTAGGAACAGATATTCTACCAGATCCTCCGCCTAATCCGTAGCTCATCTCAAATCTTTGATGTGACCAAGGTAGATCCGCATCTTCTATTTGATCAAATAGTCCAAAAACACGTATCTTTGCTCTTCCTCTAAATTCTGGATCTTTATTATCAACCACAACACCTAAATAATGGGTTATCTCCGTATTTGGTCTTTCTAATTTTTCTCTATTAACTAAGCTCATATAAAATTATAGTTAATTTTGATTAGGAGTTTTCGGAATTATTAGATTTAGTATAAGTCCTTCCTAAATTAATTTGAGGCTGCGCGGGAATATCTTTATATTCATCCGTCCTAATAGATTCATAATTTCTTCCTTTGCCTCCTAAATCAGGTCCTGGTACATTTTTATAAACATCACCCATACTATCATTAAATTCTTTAATTGAATCTTTATATTCCCTGTCATTTACTTTAGGGTATTTATTATCCGCATCTGGGTATACTTTAGTAAAATTAGGAGCAACTCCTATTTCGGGCTCCGGGTATTCGTTACCTCCTGCTTGTGAATATTGTCTATCAGGTGCTCCTAGATCCGATCCAGGTACGCTAGGATACACATCACCGACTGGTTCATCATAAACCCTACCTATCACACCCAAATCGCTGCCAGGGACATTAGAATACTCGTCCCCTCCTGCTTGTGAATATTGCCTATCGGGTACTCCTAAATCTGCACCAGGAACAGTGGGATATGTATCTCCAGAAGGAATTGGGTAAACCCTTTCAGGAACACCCGAATCTGTGCCTGGTACATTATTATACTCATCCGAATCATTTGTTGTGTATTGCCTATCAGGTACTCCTAAATCTGTACCAGGAACAGTGGGGTATGTATCTCCAGAAGGAACCGGGTAAACTCTTCCGGGTACACCCGAATCTGCCCCAGGTACATTATTATACTCATCCGAATCATTTGAAGGATATTGCCTATCCGGTCCACCTAAATCTGTACCAGGAACATTCGGATAAACATCACCAGATAATGTACCAGGAGGATTAGTACTACCACCTAAAACATTTCCTAAATTTTCGTTATTTTGTGATGAAGTTCCGGTATAAGCATCTTCGTTGATAGTGGGATATTGTCTTTGCCCTGGTCCTCCTAGACCTTGTCCTTGAGGTGAATTATCTTTTCTGGGATCAGGTATTCCATTATTCTTAAGATCATTAAATGTGTTAGCTACAGAAAAAGCACTCCTTCCTGCTGACGCTATATTTAATCCACCTAATCCGTAAATGTTACCTAGTAAAGCATTTTCTAATTTAGAAACACCTATATTCTTAAGATCTGCAACAGTATTAGTTATAAAATTGGAAGCCATCTCTTTAAAAAACCCAGCAGGATCATTTTCGTCCATAACAAGATCTGATATCCCTTGAGTTCCTACATAATCATAATCTCTATAACTACTACCTAAAGATCCCCAGGTGTCATTAATAACCATTTGTTTTACATTATCGTTTTTCCCGATAATATCGGCTAATTGATTGAATTGTATTTTATAATCCTTAACCCTGCCGACATGTATTTTAAATTTACTAGTCACTGCTGAACCTCCTTTATTATCTATAGAGGAATATGATGGATAGCTATCATCAAAATCAAATTCACATTGATCAAATTGATAAATAAAAGCATATGGCCCTAACTCGTCGGTTCCTAAGGCATTATTTTCTGGAGGAGCTTTTTCTGTGTTTGTACTTTTTTGATTAAGTCCGGATATTTTATCCAAAAATCCCGTCTGTGAATTAAAACTATCTAAAGCATTAGCAGCTTTTGCAACCGAAGGTATAGAGAAAGGGTTTAGCACATCACCAATTCCATAACTTAATTGTATATTTCTAATCTCCGTTATAACCAGCCACATTCTAAACTTTCTAAGATTCTCAGGAAGCATTGATCTTTGATATTTATAATCATAAATAGCTTTTCTGTAAAGTTCGGAAAGAGCAAACATTCTCATATCAATAGATTCTAAACAATCTATCGATAAAGTACCCATTCTTTGTGGTTTACTTGCTCCTTTGTGTATGTTTTTTATATCAGATTTTAATAATTGATCTAGTCCAGATATGCTCTGAAAATAATATGGACTATTTTTGTTTATATAAAGAAATCCATTTCTGAATGCGTTAAGCATATCTCTTCTTTGTGTAGATCTTTGAAATAAATATTCTTGAGCACCCATATAAGCATATCCATCTTGTGGGTCAATAGCACCAAAACCTTCCATTCCATCAATTCGAAATTTAGATTGATAAAAGAAATTAGAACCACCTGTTACAAAAGAAGGCGGGGTTGGTTGCTCAGCATTTCCTGTTGCACCTTCAACACCTGTAGCTTTAGCTGGATTTTTATAAGGGCTAAATAATGGAGATGGTGCTAAAAATGTCTCAGGATCTATCTGATCAGAAATACCCTCATCAAAGATAAATCTAAAATGTAAATATGTAGGATCTTCTTTTTTTCCGTGCTTAGAGGTGGAAATCCCTTTTAGAAATTTTTCCCTTTGATAATCTATCTTTCTATTTAAAGATTTTTTGGCCTCGTCACCAAAATCACCAAAAAAATCTGCCATCTTTTAAAAATTATTTATCCAGCAAATATGCTGCTTTTTATTTTGCCAACTTCTTGTTGTAATATAGTAGATGAATTTTTAACTAAATCATTAAATTGTGCATCATCAACTTTAGGATCTAATGTCTTAGGATCTGAAATAATCCCAGGATTTAAAGTCCATTGTTTTTTACCAAGAATCATACTTTGATATATCCCATCATTAGGATTAAACTCTAAATTAAAACCAAGAACAACATAATTACCAGAGAGAAATACATTAGGTACTCTTTTATCTCCGTCTGGTGCTAAAGAAGCTTTTTTTCCTCCTGGACCCATTGCAGAATCTGAAGAAGCTGTAGTACTCCCTTCGCTCATAATAATTACAGGGAATGTTTGTCCTCTATATAAAAAAGGAGTCCATGCTCTATTTTTCACTTTTAATATAGTCTTATAACTATCATTTCTATTAAGTATATTTTGTATAGATGCCTGTTGAAAATTTTCATGAACATTATCAAAGTACATCGTACCTATATAAGTTTTCTTTTCCTCGTCCTTATATACATCCTCTCCTAATCTTCCTTTATTTAAAGTGTCCCTAGAACTTAAATCCTTATTAGTTACCGATTCTATAGAATATTCAACGAACTTATTTTTAGGCTTATCTGATTTTAATTTATCATCGTAGAATTGAATCTTTTGAAAATATCCTAGATCTTTATTAATAGACCCAGAGTTTTGTTCCAAAGCAAGATCTTTAATAAAAAGGGGAGACTTCTCAAATTGCGTTGAATTTGTAAGAACAATAGGGAATTCAACTTCAGCAGGTTCTGCACCTCCACTTAAATCACCGAATGAATCAACACCGTAAGCCATTCTCATTGTGTCAATTTTAGAATTCTGCTCGTCAAATTGTTTTTTAAGATTTACTAGATTTATATTATAATATTGATCTATCCAACAATCAAAATAATCATCCTCTCCTAACCAAGCACCATTAACTATATTTTTTATAAAAGATTCGTAATCAAGATTAGGTGAAAGCCAATTCATTGGATCGTTCATCTTTACTTCGTTAGAAGCATATCCTAGACCAAGATCTTCCGCTATTTTTATTAATGCTTCTGTACTTGTTCCTCTAATATTCTTACATATATGTTTATATAGTTTTGGTATTCTCACTTCACACATTACAGTAAAGGAAAGGAATTTACCAGTTGATGGTTCATTTGTGTTATATGGTCCATTATTAAAAGGAGATATCACCTCGTTTATAATAAAATCCATCCTAATAGGTTTAAATAATTCACCAAAAGGCCTTATATACAAAGAAACTATATCACCGTCTTTAGGATATGACGTGAAAAGAAATCTCTCATCTATTGTTTCAAATCTAAATAAAAGTGTGGGTTTAAATCCAGTCAGATCCAGATTAAAATATTTAATACCTGTAATAGTAGCATTATTAATCCTTACTAAAGGCTCAGCTAGCCCTGTATATTTTTTTTGTATATTTCCAGATCTTTGGTCATTTGCTGTTATATCCCCTTCCTGTGAGGACGTGTCAACTATTCCTAATTCATCCAGTAATATAGTGGGATCTCTATATTGTAATATAGCTTTTCTTAAATTAAAATCTACAGCCATTTATTATCTTTTAAAAATGTTCTTCTGTGCAAGCTTAGACTTTATATCAGTAATAGAAACATTCTTTTTTGTCTTAGCTCTACAAGTTCCTATATCAGGTCCAAATATTAATCTCCCACCTTCAACTAATATTTGTTGTTCTCCTTCTTTTAACATATTTGGTGGAAGAGGAGTTTCTGTTAGATTTGATATATTTTTAGAATTCAAATACTCAAGTCTTTCCTGACTGACCTGTGATATTTTTTCCTGTAATTCTTTTCTGAAAGATTTAGCTTTCTGTTTCTGGTTATTTACAGCTTGTCCGCTAGCGAATAAATTTTTCATCATCTTATCCGATGGTACTAATAAAACCTCACCTCTTAGTAAGCTAAGAGGATTAGATATATTATTTATTTTTAATAATGTACCTAAATGACTAGCTTCACTCATATATGAAAGAGCAATTAAATCAGGTCTCATTTCAGTTTCGTCAGTTACTATGGCAATACTTTTTAATTCATAACCAATAGATTTTGGATCCCAAGATGGACTAACAAGATCCAATAAAGATATTTTAGTATTGGGATCTGTCCTATAAGGTTTTGCTTCTATTATATCAATAATTAACATCTATTATTATTATTTTTCTAATTTACTTTTTCCGATCCTGTAGTTGTACTAGATCCTTGTATTACTGTCTGGTCTATATTTTTTATTTCATTAGTGAATATTCCTCTGGTATTAATAAATGCTTTAGTAGATTCTCCAGAAGATACTAATTGACCAAGATATAGTCTACCACTACCTCTATTAAACATTGAGTCAAAATCGCCTCTATGTCTTTGTCTTCCTGGTTGTAAAGTATATGTAGCTTTTAATTCAGTAGGAAAATCATCAGGTCCTAGATCATCACCGAAGGTGATTTTAACATTTGTACAAACTAAATTTCCTATCATAGCAATAGGATTTAAAGGGTTACCAACTACCATATGCCAATCTCCGGTCGGATATCCACTAAGCATAATAGGAGAAAAATAAACCTTCTTAAGAAAAGCATCACTTAACATTACAGATATAGATTTCATTAGTGTTGAATCTGGTCCTAAACCTTTTGATGGATCATTAGCAAAAGCTTTAACCTCTGCTGCTATCTGTGACACCCGGTCAGCTAATCCTTTTTCGTTTTCTAATTGCCTATCAACATTATCTTTTGAAAGCATTTTTGAAACAGTATCTCTAATATAACCTATGGGATCAACTATAGATTTTGCATATCCTGCGGGTCCACCAGGAAATCCTAATCCCACACTAGTTTGAGATAATCTAAGCTCTGGTGATAAAAATTGGCCATAATCTGATCCTATAGATAAAAGATTAGTCATAAGATCAAGAAATAGAATCTTAGAATTAATTCTACCAACTGATGTTAAATTATAATGAAAATCCAAGGTAAAGGAATCAAATCCTCCATTAAAACCTTGCGATCTGATCATCATCTGATTAACAGTATTTACATTGACAAATATTTTTTTAGATAACGGCCCGTCTTCACTTACTGCCTGATCTAATAACATTCTTTGTAATCTGTTTCTGTTTTTCTCCGGAGTTAATAATGTACCAGCTAAATTATCCGCTACCTCTGGATCAAAATCTATTCCAGTCCCAGTTATTAAAGATTTTATTAAATCTCCATATGGAGAATTCATTAACCCAGGATCCCCTGTTTGTTCATTTTTTACAGCTTCCTGTGTCTGTACGCCAAAATTTAAACCCGTGTTTATTCCTAATACAGTGGATAGTGAGTTACCTGTGTCACCACCAAAAAATGTAACCGCTTGTGCAACAGGAAGGGATGTGTTAAGTTCCCCAGTTTTATCATGTAATTTACCTAGTTCAGGAACTCCTCTAGCTTCAAAAGTTATTTTCTTTTTATCTTTCTGAGAAAATCCAAAATCTCCAACACCTCCATCTGGAATAGTTCTTAGTGAATCTAATGTAGGATGCGGAAATCTTCTCAAAGTTATCATCCTATTATTAGGAATAATACCATAATATTTACAAAATATAAAATCCTTAACATTATAAAGTTGTCCTCTATAAGGACTTTTAGGATCTAAATAAGCAGGCACAGAGTTTTCACTAGTTTTTCCTGAAGTTATTGATATTATTTGAGCTGCTGTGGGATTTCTTGATTCTTGTGATGTTACGTTTTTTAATTCATTAGTTGTCTCAGATAAATGGTATTTAACATTTTGTCCTCCAGCACCCCTACCTAAAACATAATAAGCAAAAAGACCAGCATATCCCGCACCATCTGCTGTTGCAGCATCATAAAATAAACTTTTAGGAAGAGTTGCTAGATCGGATAGTTCGTATGTAGCAAATACTTTGTCGCTATCGAACTTAAATATATTCTTACCAGATCTTTCAAAATCTTGTACATCTGATGAAAATGAGAAAGGTGCTGCCATGTATTATATACCTTACTTTCTATTCATCTATTAAAATAATATCACAAAATTCAAATTCAAGAATTTCGGAAATTTTATTTTTTAATAAATCAATAAAAGGATCGGTAGGACTATCATAAACTACCACTAAGTTACTACCAGAAACAACTTTTGTTTTAGAAGTAACTATTTTTTTATGTAGCCATTCTTCAAATATGTATTGGCGAATTTCGTTCATATTTGAAGGGGTTAAACTGTTTGTTTTAAACCACATATTTACATCTATAACATGATAAGGACCAATAGAATCTGTATCTATTGTTTTAACCTTATCAGATTTTGATACTATAAATGATTTAAAACACTCCAACTTTTAGTCTTTAGTTTTGTTATTATTTCTTTGCTCCGTAAGATTCCTAAGTCTAATAAGATTTCCTACAGCTTTAGTTCTTTCTTTAGATTCAGCCGTTTCTGCTTTATCTTTTTTCTTACCAAAAAGACCAAGGTCTTTGGCCATTTTTCTTCTATCCTTTCTATTCGGGAGATTCTGTATCTTGTTCATTTTTATTAAAAAGGTTTTTAAATGTTTTTATAAATAAAGTGCTAACTAATGAATCTTCTAGATCCAAAGCATTGTCCACACTAATTAATTCAAATTTTGAATCTTTCTCTGATTGTGATCCGTCAGTTTCTTTCTCCTCAGCTACAGTCCCTGTAATATCAACAGCAAAACAAGGATTGGAGTTCATAACCATTTTAGATGTGTATAGACTTCCTAAGAATTTCCATCTTTTTAAATCTTTAATTTCAAATCCTGATTCCTCCCTTAACTCCCTAACTGCTGTTTGATAAATATTTTTATCATCATCTTCTGTCGATCCCGTAATAAGTGTCATAGACATTCCACCAGGTCTTTGATCTAATACCTCAGAAATAACACCTATTTTAACAGGGAATCCTGACTCATCGGAAGTGTAAGGCATTATAATAACCCCTGGATTTATTTGTCGTATAAATAAATGGTCATCTATATCAATAACCTCTATATTACCCGTCTTTTGTATTATCTTGGGATCCGCTTTTTCGTAAAGTTCCATTACTTTTATTATAT